CATTGTACCTTCTTGTACAAATCTATCTGCATCTATCGGCACATCATAGAATATTCTTTGTTGTGCATTTAAAATAATGTTTTCTAAAATATCCGTGGTTAAAACATTAGAGTCTACTTCTGTGTAGTTTCTAATTTGTGATACTAAAGTGTTATAACTAATTCCTGACATAATTAAGCTCTATCGTTTACCGGTCCTCCAAATACAAAATATCCACCACCTGTTTGTGTGCTGGATGGAGTAGAATTTACCACAAAAGTAAATTTATTACTAAATGTTTCTGTAGAGCCTGCATCGTTAACAAAGCTCTCATTTACCACTGTTATTTCTCTAGATCCAAATACTTTGGCATCTACTTTATGGTGTCTAGCTGTTGTTGATACTGGAGTCTTGCCATAAGAAGGTGCTGCAGAACCTCTAGTAACACCAGTCAGTGTACCTGTGCCTGTATTGTTTGCAGTATATTTTATTGTTTCTGTATGGTCTTCCCCATTCTCAGAATTAAAACTAACTATACAAATAAATCCAGATGATGGAAATTTAGTAGAATCATTTAATACAATTGTTGTATCAGTTTTGTTTATTGCAGTTTTTAATGTTGTAGACATTTCTAATTCTGCAACAGTCAAACCACCTACAGGTTCTTTTACATCATAAAGTCTAACAAAGTCTCCTGTAACTCTTTGATGTCTGTCTTGTGTAATTGTAACTGTAGTAGACCCACTAGCAGTAGTGATAGGGTTAAGGTTTAAAACAGACGGTGTTGGTAAAGCCACTCTAGATGGTCTTGCTCTCCACAATCCTTGAGGATCTGCGCTAATTGGTTTTGGTTCTAATTGTGGTTGTTTTGGTTCAAACTCAGATGTATGTACCCATGCACCATTCCATTCTCTTACCATTTCTCTGTACGGAAATACTTGTCCGGATCTATCTGAAACAGCTAATGCGTATTTACCTTGTGCGTATGATGCCATTATGTTCCTGGGTAATAAGTTTTAGGAGCTATAAATGTGCTAGAAGAAGATCCGTCTTCTGCTAACGCTCTTTTTAATTCATCCTCATAATAAAGTTTTAACTCTTGAGATCTTTGGGGTGCATATTTTTGTGATAAATAAAATGCTAGTCCCGCAGTCATACAAGGTGCAAATCTGTATGGAACATCTGCAGCGTTTGTATACGCATCTCCAGCATCTTGTATTCTTTTTTGATAATAAAAATTAATGTGATGACCAGCTTGTGATGCTCCTGGTGTTAGATAAATAGTCATAGTAACTCTATCAATAAATCTTTCTACAAAATATGATGTAGGTGTACCTGTATCTGTCTTGTTAGAAAAAGCTTGATATTGTGATCTACTTACTTTTGTTAATGGAGAATCTACATTAGAAGCGTTTCTATAGTTAGCTTCTAAGATATCATCCATACCGCTTACAAATTGATTGACTGTGTCTCCGCTTGTATGAGTTGCAGCTGTTGTTCCATTAGCTCCTCGTACAACTCCTGTTAGTTCTGTAGATGAAAAACCTGTGTAAGATATTTGTTCTGTGCCTACTAACAATAATCCTGATGTAGGTAAGTTAGCTATTGATGTTAATGTTATTCCAGTTGTTGCTGATGTAGAAGCAATGTTAGCAGATAAAGTTGTACTTAATCGACTTGTTTGTGTTCCGTCAGCAGTAGTTCTAAAAAACGTATATGTGTTTACACCGTTTACTAAAGGAACGTTTTGATTTGCTATCTCCCAATAATGTAATTCTCTATTACCCCATTCTGAGAACAATAGATTTAGAGATCTTTTCGCAGTTTTTAATTGATAACCGGATACACCTTGTAATCCGATACGCTCGTACGCGTCCTCTATGATATCATCTATCGCAAAGGTTTTATCAAAAGTATAAGCACCCGAAGTAGTATTTGCCATTGGCTACCTCTCTTATGTAAATGCGCCTATGATCGTACAAAAATCACAATTAGTTAAATCAACATACATACCTGCATCACATTTGATACCTTGACCTGCAATATCAAAATTATGCACATGGTTATCAGCAGTTGCGAATTTACCATGAAATACTAATTTAGAAGCTGTTTTAGAACTATCTGCTTCATCGTAAATTTTTATTTCTGCATCCGCTCCTGTTGCCATACCAAAAACACTCATGATTCTAGCTTTAGTAATAGTAGTTGCAGTTGTATTAACATACTTCTGCGCTAAACCATCTGCCGCTAAAGGTATAGTTTGTTTAACTGTTGTTAATGAACTCGACATATTTTTTTTCTCCTTAAAATTTTTGTGTGGGCCGAAGCCCACACTAAATTAATTATTATGTAGCCGCGTGATCTGGGCCTTGAGCATAAGTAATTGTTACTCTTGCTTTACCCGTAGAAGCGTCGGCACTAGCATCAATGTATTTAATTGCCACTTCAACATCAGATGTTCCAGTGTTTCTCCAATTAGTACAAAGACCTGTTGTTCCTAAAGCTACAGGACCTATTGCTGCAACGTTTGCGTTGTCAACATATAAGTCTGAATTACCTACAATACCAACATCCATTGTGTCAGCACCACTACCATTAAATGCTACTTCGACATTTATGTCGACAGAAATAATGTGTGATTTTGCAGGTAGAACAATACCCGTAGCTAGATCAGATGTGTTTGTGTGCTTAACCTCAACAGATTGAGCCATCACAACGTGACCAATATTTTTTACGTTTTCACCAACTGTAGTTCCAGTTGTATGTCTAATCGGTCCAGCTTTTAGCGGTCCCGAAAATGTAGTTGTACCCATAATTATATCCTCCTAGTTTACGATCATAGTCTCTAGGTCGTCGACTATACTCGTCTATGATCTTAATAATTGTATAGTGAGGAACTTATACTCTTATTTTAAGTAGAGTGCAAGAGAGCCTGTAATGTGAAATGAGTTTTCAGCGATGTAGCTTTTTATTAAGTAGCTACTGAAACTTGTGGAGCCGAATCAGCAATTGCATTTTCTCTAGTAGCAATCTTAGCTTCTTCAAGCTTAATTTCATTGATAACTTCTCTTATCTTGCTATCAATTCTGACCATATCAAGAGTATATTTACCGTGTATATTATGCTCTTGTTGCCAGCTCAACTCCAAGGACGTTTTTTGTTTGTAAAGGTCTGTTATCATTTACAATTTCCTCGTATGTTAACCATGTTTTACTCAAACTATAAAAGTTTGATTTGTCCCAAACTATATCATTTTTTCCTAGTTTGTCAACTATAGCATCTTCTAATGGTTTGCCTTCACCAGTAGCTTTGACATCAAACTCTGTCCAGTATCCATATGCTCTAATTTTGATTTTGTAAGGTTTTTCCATAGTTTTTATAAGTTGCAAAAAAAATGGGGCCGAATTGTGTCCGGCCCCATAAATTACTTAATTTAAGAATTAAGCACCTGGAGATGAGAAGATACCTCTAGGGTCAGATACGCCAAATACGTATCTTTCTCTAGCTTTGTATCTAACATTACCAGTATCAAAGTCCCCTTCCATTTTAGTTGTAAGAGGTGCTCTGTTGAAATGCTTCATACCGTTAGGTACATCTGTAACGATAAAGAACGCGTCAGCATCTGTTAGGTAGTTGTTCACTCTGTATCCTTGAGGAATCATACCCATAGATCTGATTGCGTTGATATCATTGTCAGCTGTAGACGTTCTACCTTGAGATTTCATCAATCTCTCAGCAACGAATTGCAGAGCAGAAGGAATAATCATTTTTACTCCTTTCGCTGCAATTTTTAAACCTCTTTCATCAGTGAAAGCGTTGATATCGATCAATGCTTGTTCTAATGAAGTTTCGTTTAAATCTGCCGCTGTAGCAAGTGTATTGCTGAAAGTTCCAGCAATAGTTGGGTGAGCTGTGTTGAAAAGTGTTACGCCGTCACCTGAAGTGAATGTTCCACCAGGTTGTCCGTTGTTAAGCGTAGATGCACCTTTAACGTTTTTCGTGCTCGCCATAGATCTTGCCAATGCTTTTGTGTATCTAGAAGCAAGTCTGTCATACAGGTTATCTTCAATAGCTTCCTCAGTGATAGCAAAAGCGAGAGC